CTATCTGGAGGGCAGTTACGGTATCAGTACCAATCGCAAATCTATCAGCAATGTTCCCCAGACAATATAAATTCCAGTTGACGGCATCATTTCGGAGGACCAGGCTGGAAATACTATCCACAACAGTACTGCCAAGAATTAAGGAACTTTGTAGACCGGCCCCAGTACGACCAGCAAGCAAAGCGTAATGAGGGTGGTCGTCATCGGGAGTAAGACCGGTCAAGGCTCCGTGATCTGCGGCTGCACCTACGAAATCGGTCCATGCACCATTCTGATAGCCTTGGAATTTATTCGTGGTCGTATTATAAATGACCATCGAATTAGCAGGAGTCAGCGCATCTCTCTGTGCCGTTGTCATCCGGGGAGGAAGTAAGGCTCCGACTGTAGACTGGACATCTAGTGCGCCATAGGCATCAGGCGAACCATTGATTCCGACAAGTCCGGTAGTTGTTATGACTATACGATCATTGGCACCAAGTAAGGCCCCGTTGCTGATCTTGAATTTGTCGGAGTCAGAGTTATCAATTCCGATTGCCCAGTCAGATAGACCCGTAATCCTAAAGTTGATGAAAGGATCAGCGGCCAATGCTCCCCCAACCTGCACATGAAATTTGGCTTGACTGTTGGCAGTATCAGATGAATTGGTAACGGAGAAAAATAGATTGCCACCCGAAAGACTCGCCAAGACTTGCTGACTTAACGTAAAAACATTGGCTTCATCCTCATAAGCAATAACAGCAGGCAACATGGCCTTTGTAATACCGCCGCCTCCCATAAGGGCTGCCAAACTCGTATCTGGATCAATATACCACTCGGCTTCACCGGTGATCTGTTTCAGAAGATACCGCATCCGCTCATGTTCACCGGCAAGAGTCGTGGGAAGGGATTCCACACCGGCAGGATATGGGTCCACCGTGGACCGCATCTCGGTCAAATCCTGAGAATAGTCGTCATGGCTTGCCGGAGTGCTGAACGTGATATGATTATCATGTTCTGCGTTCCGGTCTAGGGCTGTGATGATCTCGCCCGTGATAACTGTTTTGACTTTAGAATAATTTCCGGGCATCTTTAATCTCCAATAGTTTCAACTTCCGGTGATAGTCTTTTGCCTCTGTCAATGATCTTCCTGCCCAATTCAATTCCTGGACAGCAGCCAACTGAATCTTCCGTATAATGGCGGCCTTATCTTCTGCATCGAATTCCTTGTTTTTACAATCAACACACAGAAATAGTCGGCACTTAGACCCATCTGACAACATATACTCTTTTTCTCCGTAACGTGGGTCTTTTGCATGAACCAAAAAATGCTTCCCATTCGGCCCTGGCAAGTCAGACATCCTTCGATGCACAATTTCTTGGTCACAACACATACAGTTAATGTTCGTGATCCCCAATTCGTCCCAAAAGATGTAAGGTTGTTTTCCGTCTATGATAGAACACACTTCAATCATACCTATGCGTCCCATGTCGGCCTCGTTCCGAGGGGTTTGAAGTCACACATCAACCGTGTCACAAAAAAGTCCTCATTGGCGTTCTGATTGAATATCTCATACTGAATCCTGGTCCCAATAGCTCTGGTTTCAAACGCTGACTGGATCAATGACTGGCCCCCATACACCGCCGTACCAAACACACCAGACCCATAAATCCCGCCTATTCCGGCCAAAGATGTAGTTTTCAATCCTCTATCTGCGCCATCAACGATCCATCTGATCGTCAAGTAATAGTCACCTTCTGGCCGTGCTACAATCTGTGTCCCACGGTACGCCTTCCGTTGACGTGGATTCCCGAAATGCAAATGTGGTGTAAAAAACCCGGCATAGTACCCGCCGGATGCTCCGTCACGAAGTTCGGGCTGTTCCAACTTCCAGGTATTTCCAAGATAGTTCCCGGTCAAGACGAAAAAATTATTGTTAATGTCCGGGCCATAAGTCGAACATGAAGCCCGATATCCAGATATATCTCCGGCTGCCTCGGTGTCGTGTATTGACCATTCCTCACCTGGCCTGCGATCAAGGAAATAAACTATACAGGTATCGACTTCCGTTTGCCCCAGTCTGGGAACGAAGAACTTAACGGCTCTGAGAATAGGATCATAAACCCCGTGCCCGTCAGTAGATAACTTCGTGAAGTCAACATTTTCTACCATCCAGTCGTGTAACCAGGACGGCTTTAACAGGCTGGCGTATTTATAATCTCCAAAATCTGTAACTGTAGAAATAGAGTAAACTTCCCCATCTGCCGTCATAACAAGAACATCGTTCGGAGTTTTGACTATGAGTCTTTGGCTACCTGCACCCCCAGTCCATTGTGTTCTGACATATCCCCAGTTGGCTATGCTTAAATCATCATCATCCAAGATAAATGCAAAATTCCTTGAGAATATTATGAGACGTTCACCGAACTCAACCAGACCCACAAGACCTCTGGGATCACCGGAGTCAATCCGAAACACAGTGACGTTGGCATCGGCAAAGCTGCCTGATGTGTCTGAAACGTACAAATTGTTTTCTTTGCCTGGGGCACCTATCGCTGCAAGCCGGAGTGAGTTCTGCCTGGAGTGTTTGAGGATCACTTTGGGTGAAGCCGTGCCCCAATCAGTCGGGGGAGTTCCCAGATCGGATGTCGCCCCGGCTACGCCATCCCACGTTTGAACCTTGTCTGCACCGTTGCAGAAATACATAACGTCATTAAAAGTCTCCATCCAGGGCTGCGAATCAACCGTCAACCCTGACTTCAATTCAACATTGGCCGCATTAACCAACTTGATGATCTTCCCATTGGCCGTCCCTGTTACGAGGGCATTGACATTATTGGACTTCGTGAAATAAAATAAAGCCCTCATTTCTGGGGTCCCGGCTATGGGTGTACTGAACACCTTCTGGGTCCCTCCACGTTTCTTCCGACCCCCGGTGTGAAGATTGATATTCCGGGACGGGTCCACCATAGAATTGTCAGGTATGGAGTCGGAGTTAGGATTGTGCTGAAAACCACCGCTCAGAAAATCAAGCTGATATGACTGCCCTTTTACCCCCATCTATTTCCCCTTGGCATCCCGCCAACCGATCTAAACTTCACTGTACGCCTGGCTTGTTTCTTACGAAGATCGGAACCTACAAGTCTTTTTACTGATTCTACTTGCAATGCAAATGCGTCTCTTGCTCTGGGATCACCTTTTTCAAGATAGGCCCGTGCTGTGATTCCGGCTTCCAAGACATCCCGCCATTCCCGATAGATTGCTGTACGCTTTGAACTCGTCAGGTCTACAAGATTCAAGTCCATATAATAATCCAAAACACAAGCATAGAATTGAACCTCCGGGACGACATCCAGGTACAAAACCCCCTCATAGACCGTGAACATCTTTGGTGATCCCTCTGGGACATGCAATTCGGCATCTTCCCACGGGATGTAGCCAAGCACCCGTTCACTCATGGGAACCATGTATACGGTGCCATTCGCCGGATTCACTATCCAGTTCGGATTGACGACAGCAATTTTGGTCCCAACAGTGTACCCGGTAATTCGAGAAAACTGAGCCGATCCGGTTCCGCTCAGGGTGAATATCAACTTCCCTTCGGCATCATCCTGTGTAATCGTCTCACTGGCCGACAATGTAATTGATCCGGCTGCGCCAGCCTGTGCCGTGCCTACACCAACATTTCCGCTTTCCTTGTTCCCGGTGTATAGAGTCAGTTTGATATAATTGGCATAATCAGACGGCAGGGAAAGTGTCTGGAGGTCCTTTGTCGGAACGAGGACGGATGTTTCCTCAAGGGCCTTCCAATTCTTGAGATTTAGAAGTTCACGTTGAATCTCGTCAGCCCACTCGGTCTTGGCCCGGACATAGTATTCCATTGCCCCACATTTCTTTAGGGCTTCTGTCACAATCGTATCAAGGGTAGGTGCTACAGGTAACGCCATCGGTTACTCCGTTGGTTTAATTGCCTCGGTCGGCTTATCTTTCTGGGCCTGACGAAATGTCACAAATTCCTCATTGTCCTTCATCATCAGGATCATCCTCGACTCCCACTTCTGACGGGCTGAATCCTGACGTTCATCGTCAATGTACTCGTATCCTTCGGACACCATGCCATCAATAATGAACTTGTGAAACTTTTTCTTGATCCCGGTTGTGACAAAGAGATCGGTCCCATCATCAGTCGGCACCGTAATTTGTTTGTAAAAGAAATAGTTCAATGTTGGCAAAAAACTGGTCACAGGTTTTGGATGAAGATAAATCTTATTGGCAAACAACGCAAAGAATCTGGGCCATCCCGATTCTGCCAATGTTTTACGCATTTCCTCAAGTTCGGCCATTGCAACCTGAACCAATAGTCGAGGTTCCGATGACGACACCATCAACCCTTTACTATAAGTCGCTGGAAGGGTATAAAAATCTACTCCATTAGATGTCGCCTGAGAATCTGTAGTCTCCAATGCCCTCCAGAATCCCAGAGACTCGAACTCGTATAAAATGTTTTCCAGCCACTCATTTGCCTGCGTAGTCAGGATAGAATCCCCAACTTTACGCAGCGTTCGTGTTCTTAAATCTGAACGATTCATTATAAGTCCTGTGGGGGGTTTCGGCTCGTCCGCCAATTCCCCCCTTTTATGTCACCTTTAGGCAGGCGTGACAAGTTTTCGTGCGTGATTGGATCGGTACAGCTTAGACCCGAAAATCACATCACAAACGACTTCCCAGGCGATTGAACGGATGTTGTAATCCGCCTGTACCCGGACATCCTTTTGCATCGCCAGGATTACGGCGTTCTTGTGGAAGAAGAAATTCTCCCTATAAGAAGTAACCGCATCATCAGCGAGCAATACGGGACACTGGGTCGAGACATAGACCTTCACCCCGTACAATTCACCAAAGGCCCCAGTTCGGATTGCCGAACCATCACCAAGGAACTGATACTCTGTGAATCGGTCGATTCCGAGCATCACGTTCTTCTGTGAAGGATGGATCACCAGATAACGGTCATCTCCTGGAACATCAGCAGAGTCCAGAGTCTCGATTACCTGACGAAAACCTTCATCAGTTAGATCGGTTCCATTTCCGGTGTTACCATTGGCCGCACCGTTCCATGCAGTCAACCCGTCACTACCAATGACCTTGGTAATACCGGTTGTGGCATGTAACAGACTGTCGATGGATTTTGCCAGGGCATACCCGGCACCCATCGTATACTCGGACCGGAGGTTGTATGCGCTCTGGACCTCCACGATGTCCTCAAGCCGGAAGGATGATTCCTTGTGCTTGTCAATGTCCATCGTGAACTCGGTCTCAGTAAACGCCTGGAATGTAACCTCAGTTGAAGCCGCCTTGTCATTCGCAACCATTTCGCTAAGGTCAGGAATGTGCAGCTTGTCACCCTTTTTCCCGATGAAGCTGACTTGCTTCACCAGGTTTGCCAGGACAAGTTTCGCCTTGAGAAAGGCCCGGATTTCCGGGGACCAATACTCAGGGATAAACTTATCGGCTGTAGTTCTTGTTATGTTAGCCATGATAATCTCCCCTTACAAGTCCTCTCTGACCCTTCCCTCACGCAGAGCCTTCACTATTGCGTGTTGGTTCTTTGCGTAAGATATAGGATCATGGACTATCATTCGATCAATTTCACTTCGCTTCCAGACTTTACCACCAGGGGATTTTGGTGAATTGAGGTCAGGCAAAACAGCCTTCTTTTTCATTTCCTCAGTTTCATGTAAAGTCTCGACAGCACCCTTTTTTCCTTCGTTCCGAGCATCCTCTTGGATAGTTCTGAACTCTTTCACGGCAAACTCATATCTCTCTTTGAACGTCTTTCCTGGAGCCGTGGCAGCGATCCCATCAATCATGCGGAAGTATTTCGGACTGGAGATGTCTTTCTGGGTCTCTTTAAACCAAGCGACTGTGTCATCCATGTCCTTCTTTGTTGCAGCTTCCGCATCTTTAGTTTCGTCTGCCTTCCTTTCCTCGGTGACGTTCTTTCGGACTTGCTGTGTAACTGCCTTGGCAATATCCGCTAGAGCTTCCTCCGGTTTTTCATAGAATTTCTCGACAATGTTTTTGTCGATCACGATTGGTACATCCTGTGTAACAACCGGCTTGATCGCAGCCTTTTCGAGTTCCATGTTCCGTTGGGCAAGCCGTGTGGCATGGGCCTCAAGTTCCGTGTATCCCTTGCCAAGATCGTCTTGCGTTTTGAATTTGCCCAGAATGAGTTTGGCTTCTCCCTTATCGGGGGCCTTCTCGGTTTCTTTTGACTCTGTTCCCTGGCTCTGGTCCGTTCCAGCAGAGTCATCTTCCTCTGAGAACTCAGGCAATAACTTTGCCCGTGTTCCCACTAGCAGACCCGGATTCGGGTTATCTGCCTTTTGTTCCTCAGTCAATAAGACCGTTTCTTCCTCTTTCACAGGCTTCGTGTCAATCGTCTGAATGACTTGGACACCGGCCCTACGAGGGGAAATGGCCCTTTCTGTTACTGATACACCTGTAGGAGATTGTGCAGTCGTCATTGTTGGCTTCTGCGTCTCCACTTTCTTAATTGCCATGTTTCACCAAGTTATCCGGTCACGGCATTGTGAACCGGGCTTATTAGGCCGTTAATTACTGAATTTTACCAATGCCTCAATACTGAACGTGATGCTCGGAGTCGTCCCGGCTATGACAACTGACCAACCAAGGCGATCCCCAATAAAACCATGTCGGACCACACCGGCTGCCAGGGTTTTAAGGCCCTGATCTGCGCCGTCAGTATCACATTTCAATGTTCCGGATTCGTTGCTTGAAACACCCGGAACTGCCGTAGTGACTCTTTGAGGTACAATGTCATCACCTTTGATAATTGCAACAAATGTCTTTGCGCCTGTGGTGATAATCTGTGAAAAATGTACCAGGTCCCATGACGAATCCTTGTCTCCGCTATGGACATAGACATCATAGGTCTCGTCTGCATCAGCCCGATCAGCAGCAGTAATTTTTAATGTCAACACGACTTCTTTGATCGGATGACCATGAACAGTCATAGGATGATCTGAATTCACTGTCTTAGTGACAGTTCTTGCAACAGAAGTCGCCAATGTAACATGCTCTACTCGTCTCATTTGGTTTTCCTCTTTTCTTCGTCTTTTGCCATTCTCACGGCAATATCCACAAACCGCATGATGTCTCTCTGGCCCCGGATATAACCTTTCATGTACCAGAAACCTTTCATGCCCATCTCGTTCTTGATGCCCAAAAACTTATTGGTATCGGATGATTCCAAGATGTACTTAGTCAACGCCTTCCAAAATTCCTCAACCTTTTCATCCCGGACGGCCAGAAGCAAACGGTCTCGAAGTTGTTTCTGATCGAGTTCAACCGGCTTCTGACTCCAGGTCAGAGATAAAAACACCCTTTTTAGGTATTCCTTCATTGCAACATGTTCTCAGGTTCAGATTCCCCGCCCTGTTCCGGACCTGGAGCCGGGGTTTCTGTGGCCGTCCGGCCCATGAATCTCTCGGCTTCTGCCATAGCCATCATTCGTGAATCCTCGGCGGCCATAGCTGCCCTGGTCTTAATAATCTTCTTGTTCTTAATTTGTAGGAGTTTTCTCCATTCCTCTGTCATCTCGATAGGATCAATCGCCCTGGAAAGAGCGGGATTTCTGCCGGTTACTTCGGCAAACTGACCGAATTGCTGTAATTCCTGTCCACGAATTACGGTCATATCCGCCCCGAAGTATTCGACCCGAAATCTGGCTTCCAGGGCGGCATCGGGAACCTCGTTGCTCCCGTATTTGAATTGTTGGAGACAGGCCAGGTAAAAATTCAAAATTGGTTCAATCGTGTGATCCCCGGTGTGAGTAATACAGTCATTGAACCGACTGGACCCTCCCTGATTGATAAGTCCGGCTTCATAGGCTGATTTCCTGGACCCGGTGTACCCGCCCTTCGCATAATCAGAAGCCCCTGACGATTTATTCCCCCTGTCCCGAAGTTCGTTGATTTCCTGGTACGTCAAGGCTACATTCGTGTTGGGATGTAGAGACTTGATGTTATTGATGTCCCCGACCGGGATTCCCCCGCCGGGTTGCATGAATAAACTGTCAGGATCGAGAACGCCATCATCAACGTATGCAAAACTCCCCATAATAATCAGATTCAAGATGTCGGCTTTCTGACAACTGAATGTCTGAATCAATTCGTGGGTCCCTCGTACTGGTTCTAACGGCCCCCATCCGTAAGGTGTGAACCACAGGCTGTCATACGTCCCAAAAAACAGAGGTTGGCCGCCCCAATATGGGTTTTCCTCGAACTGTAAAAGGGTCTCCCGGTTGGCGACCACGATTACGACATCCTGGTACAACTTCCCGTCAATCTCGATGTCGCCATACCCCATCAGGAGTTCAATCTCGTCTGACGGGGTGTACTGGATGCCAAAAATATTAGCTCGAACCTGTTTATCGCCTTCGCTTGAATCGGAGGGGGCTGACTTCGCTCCCTCCGGGGCATTATCTTCCAGTTCAGAAAGATTCTCATAGGTATCTTTCATGGCCTGGAGGGAAAGTAACGTAGTCCCGGACCTTCTGATCTTAAAATTGTCCCGATGATATGGTTTTCCTGGATCGAGGACTATATCCAGGACATCAACAGTATCAAATGAAAAATTGTCGTATGTTACTTCCTCAACCTTCTTGGGTTTGCCCCCTTGTCCCCGAAGCCGTCTCGGACGGGACTTTTTGACCCACGGAGTCGCTGCGGCAGAGTTACCGAGGACTGTGAGTTGCTTCAAAAATGGCCTGATCTTCTCTGTGAACTCAGACACCACAACTTTCCGCTTGAGGTATTCCGTCATATCTTCCTCGAATTCCTCAGAGGCATCATCGAGTGATTCGAGCTTGAAATAGTCCTCGTTTATCGGAAAAAGTCCCGATCTTAGATTTGAAGCAATGGTATCCCCGATCTCCTGACTGAAAGTATCGGGGGCCTTGCACCGCCAGGGCCAACTTTCGTACCTGGACTCGTCCACGAAACACAGATAGTTGTTCAGACAATCACTCCAGACCTTTTCTTTCTGGAGCCGAGCCAACTTCCAATCTTCGTACTTCTGGACTATGGCTTCCACTACTTTCTGTTGGTCAACATCTTTTATAATCGCCACTTAATACCCCGTCATACTTGAAGCTGGCTTCCGGGTCCCCTGAGTTCTCCAGGGTCTTGCTTTCGGGGTCCCGACATAGCCCTTGGTTGCGTAATAAATCATATACTCGGCGGCAGAAATCCCGTGGTCATCTCCGATAGTGTCCCCGTATGTCCCTTCTTTCCTGGACCCGGACTTCCACCGGAGGAACTGTAACTCTCTCTCAAGATTCGGACATCGGCCTTTGAAGATAAATATTCTCGGATTCGGACCCGATTCCTTGAGATGCCAGGGCCGGTGATTACTTTTCGGTTCGAGGTATGAAAGGAACCTGTCTCGCCGGGCCTTTATTGGCACTTCACAACTAACTGACGGACAACCATACCGGCCCCAGTCATTCGCAAGCTGTAGACCGAGGGCATGGTGGTCGGAGATACGGACTGTCACTTTGGAATATCGCTTTTCAATTTCTTTTGTCCTTCGGACATGGATATCTGTTCCGAGGTCCGAAGCATAGTGTTCATCAACGAAGTAAAAATCCCTTGTCGGGGCCTCAACAGCAAACTCAACGGCAGTAGCATCCCTAGTTCCGAAATCAATCCCTTCCCGGACCGGCCATGAGGCCGGGATGACAAATGGCTCGATAAGGTGGATGTGACTTTTGAAGGGCTTGTAAACCCGTCCTGTATAAAATACCCATTCTCCACCGAATTGCTCCTGAAAGGCATCATCTGATAACTCTATCCTGGCTGACTCAATTTCATTCTTGTCAAAATGTGGCGTATCCCAGGCAGCGCAATGGAAAACTTCCCATCCTTCGAGGTGCCCGGCGTTGACCCGTGTTTCGATCTCGTATAGCCATAGACCTGTGAGGTCTGGGGTTGTCGGGAAGATTGCTCTACCCAATCTCGTAGACAGCGTAGGTCTGAGATATCGAAACCAGGTGTCCCCATTATGCTGTGCTGCCTCCGAAAGTATGATCCAATCATTCTCTTCTCCGACAAGACTCAGAGGCCGGTCTGCCGACTTCCCGTGGACCTCTGCCCCCCAAGGCATCTCGATGTAGAGTTCACCGGCCTTGGCATTGTCCCGAACTTTGATCGGCTTCGGGAGGCCAATCTTCTTGTGCGCTCGCATGAGGAAGTCCAGGATGTACCTGAACTTCCT